CTCAGCCAAACCTGTGCAACAGTAGGTGGCTGTTCGGTATCAGTAACACAAGGTAACTAGTCGGTTGACAAACTTTTAAATATTTGCTATAATATTCGTAATGAAACATATGATCAAGTGGCTGAAGATAACAGCCGGTATAAATTTATACTTGTCTGTAGTTATGACATTTGTGTTTTTGACACTACTGTTTGCAATAGTATCCGACTATAATTTAACAAATGCAGACGAATATGTAAGGTTCTTAATAAAAGAAGAACTTAAAAATCCAGGTGATCAGTAAAGTAACTAGCAGTTTAAAATGGTATGCTGGTGCAATAGCATACGGACATTTATTATTACTGATAGCATTATTTCCCATGTACTTTTTTGTTTTATTTTTATTAGTTGTGCCTTCGTTGTGGCTTTTCATAACATATTATATGGTGTATAATTATGCACAACGTGAAGGCATAGATTGGCCGTATACACCTATCTATTTGTTTGAACCTACAGGGTACGATCCGCACATTAGACCGTTTGTGTTATATCATAATTTAGAACCATTAGACATTTTTGCAGATTATGAGCCACGTTACTAAGTACACAAACAGTTTGAGAAACTATGCTATGGCTATCTTAGGAGTTCATTTAGTAGCATTAGGTTGGCTATTTCCACACGTTCTAATGTTTATTGTTGTTCCTCCAGCAATTTTTTATCTGTTATTTTTGTGGTGTGAAATTGTGTACGAAGTAGAAGTTGGTCACAGACAGAGATTGATAAAAGCAATCAGAGAAACAGATAACCAAATCACAAAAGATGTACTAACGTGGGAATTGATATTACACGAAGAACATAGTATATTTGGAAATTCTTCCATTGATCGATTATAAATTAAGCAAAAACGATAAATAATATATAGTTATAATAACAGATGGTTTTATAACTCTTATATATAAGGAGACGGATATGAAAAATCTAATTTCGTTCTTCGTAGTAGTATTCAGTTTTGGAATTACTAGTTGTGCCTCAGTTGGAGGTGCCTGGAATGCCGGAACAGAAATTGTCACAGGAACTGTTGATAGTGTTGTAGGCGGAGCCGCAACAATGGCAGTTGCCGTAACTAACGATGCAAGAAACATTGCAGATGTCACTATAGATACAGCACAAGGTGTTGTTAAAACAGTTGCAGAAAACGTTGACAAACAAACCGACGAACTTCAAAAAGACCAAGAATCCCCAAAAAAGGATTAAGCCTTTTCTCTGGTCGCAAAGAGGAAAAGGCTAGTAAGGACAGTGATATAAAACTTTTAATTGATCAAATTAAAAGATACTGCTCTGAAAATCCTAAGGAGTGCGAATAGTGAACAAAGCGGCGTTTTTAATAATGTCGCTTTTTTCTTTGAAAATATTATCGCTAGACCTTACTTATAATCCCCCACTAGATCCATATTTTTGTGATAACAATCTTGAACTTTGCAAAAAAATTGATATAGAAAGACTTCCAAAATTTGATATGACTCCACATGCTACTAATGGACAATGGTTAGCATTTTGGACGTTTCAAATATTAGATGTTTACTCAACATCACGAGCATTGAAGTATGATTGTGTGAAAGAAGTGAATCCACTTTTTACAGAAAATCCTAGTGATGCTAGACTAGTACTAACAAAAAGTGTTTTGTTGCTACCAGGCTTACTGTATAACAATTATTGGACAGAAGTAACAAAAGAAGAATTAGATAGTACTAATATGTTTTATGCGGCAGTTGTTGGAAATAATTTCAGATTATTAAATCAAGCCAAGCAGGAATGTCGTAAAATACGATAAATAATACTATGAAATGGCTTTACAGCGGATGGGCAGTCGCCATCACTATAGTTTTATTATCGGCCCTGAGAGTTGCTGATCCTATACCACTTCAAAGTTTGCGTTCGCAGACATTTGACTATTTACAACAACTTGATGAAGTAAAACAAAGCAACGAAGTTGTTATTGTAAACATAGGTGAAAAAAGTTTACAACAATGGGGGCAATGGCCATGGCCGAGACAAAACTTTGCTCAACTTATTCATGACTTAAGACAAAAGAATGCTGGTATGATAGGACTTAATGTAATGTTTCCAGAAGCAGATCGATTTGGCGGAGACGAAACATTATCCAGTTGGATAAAAGGCAACGGCATAGTTCTATCACAAACACCCAGTACAAAAGGAATTAAAACTTCAGGACCACATATTGGAACAGCAACAATAGGTCCAGTGCCTGCTACTAATTACTTACTAACATGGCCAAATTTAGTAACAAATATTACTGAGTTAGAATCAGTTGCTGAAGGTATTGGTGTTATAGCATCAGCACCACAACCAGATAATCAAACAAGAACATATCCTCTAGCAATAGGCGTTGAGGGTAAAATATATCCTAGTTTTGCTATAGAAATGTTGCGTACATATACGCAGAAACCTAGTTACGTTTTAAAAACAAGTGAGATAGGTGTACAAGAATTTGCAGTACCACCGTTTGATCCAATAGTAACACAACCAAATGGAACAGCATATATTAGATTTAATAATACATTCGAAGAAGTTGAATATGTTGATATAAACAGTTTACCTGATTTAGCAGGTAAGTTTGTTATTGTTGGTGTTACAGCAGAAGGTATCACTAACCCAGTGCCAACACCTAAAGGCAACCTCTATCCACAGCACATACAGGGCCATATGCTACAGAATTTTGTAGATGGGTCCAATATAACCAGATCAGAATTATCTGCTGTTACAGAGCTTCTGTGTGCGTTATTAGGCATGATTTTCATAGCCTTAGCAGTTTATAATTCACCTGTATGGTTAAGTGGGCTAATTTTTGTGTTTTCTTTTGGTTGGGCAGTAGGGTGGAGTATCACAAGTTATCAAGAAAACCTCAAATTATTTGACGCAACCTTTCCTGCTTTAGCATTTTTATTAGTGTTTACACAATCAAGTTTTAATAACTTTTGGATACAGTTTAAATTACGTGAACAAATTAAAAAGCAATTTGAACATTACCTTGCTCCAGCAATGGTTAAAAAGTTACAAAAGAATCCAGAACTATTACAGTTAGGTGGAGACACAAAAACTATGACATATCTATTTTCAGACATACGTGGCTTTACACCTATATCAGAACAGTTTAAAACAAATCCACAAGGACTAGGTCAACTTATAAACAGATACATGACACCAATGACAGACTTAGTTATGCGTAAAGAAGGAACAATAGACAAGTATATAGGTGATGCCTTAATGGCTATTTGGGGAGCACCACTTGATATAGACAATCATGCTCAGTTGGCAGTAGAAACAGCACAAGAAATGGAAATAGAACTTGCTAAATTAAATAAAGAACTTAAAGCAGATGGCTTAATGGAATTAGGTGTTGGCATAGGTATCAATACAGGTGATGCAGTTGTAGGTAACATGGGAAGTAATCAACGTTTTGATTATACCGTATTAGGTGATAGTGTAAACTTAGCGGCACGTTTAGAAGCACAAACAAAAGAGTATGGTGTGTTTTTTATGTTTACAGAGCATACGTTAAAACAAATTGCAACACCAGAAAATTTAACTATGCTAGATAAGATTGCAGTTAAAGGACAAACAGCACCTGTAACAATTTATACTATACTAAATGATCACAAGTATGCAAGAGTAGTGAACAGAATGGTTGATGCATATCAAAACAGAGAATGGGCAACTTGTTCAAATCAAATAGAGATAATAAAAGATCATAACTGGAACGATACACTTGCAGAACTGTATGCAGAAAGAATAAAACAACCTATGCCTGCAGGTGAATGGGACGGAGTAGAACGAAAGACTTCTAAATAATTAGTCATCACCTTGCCAATTTCTTAGTCGTGTAAATAAATTTGCATACTCTAATAAATCAGTTCTCAAAGTTCTTAAGTGTCTAATTTCTATCGGATGATCAAAGTCACCAGCATCATATAAAGGTATATAATAATTTAAAATTTTATCTACCTTCTCTCTATCTTTTACAATATCAGCAACTATACTATGATAAAATTCTGGAGTAGTAACTAGAGATTGAATCCAGGCATGATGCTCATTATGATGATTGTAGGTATACAAAACTTCTCTACATTCATATACTAATGCCCTAACTGGATTTATATTTTTTCTATATTTTTTTAATACAGCAGGATATTCCCAACGTTCATTTCTAGTATGTTGGTTATTTAAAAATGATGTATATTCATTTATTAAACTTTTATATAAGCCTTCTTCACTCCCTTTAATATCAACTTTATATTGCTCTACTAAATCTAATGCAAGTTGCTGATGTTTTTTAGATAGTATTGGTAATAAATCTAAAACTTGTGGTATTGTGAATGTGCCGTTAAAAAATGCATTTGGTATAGATTCAAACTTTTTAAATTTGTCTAACTCAGTTGCCAAACGAATAGCATCGAAATTTATAATATCTCTTGCCATGCATATATTTATTTAGAATGTATAGATAATAGTGTTAGTAGTTTATCAGTGCCTTTGTTACGACCTAATGTGCTTCTTGCACCATCATGTAATGGCTTAGGCCATTGCCCTATGTTGACCCATGCATAGCCGGCACTCTCGTCATTAAGAGTTGGAATAAATTCATTATCTACTATCGCTACAAAACTATAGTACATAAAATTTTTATTTTTACTTTGGAAAGTATCTATTGGATTTAATTTAGATATGTCTGGAAAGAAACCAAGTTCTTCTGCAAGTTCTCTTTGAATACATTCGTATGGCGTTTCAGTGCCTTCCATAAGTCCACCCCAAAACCCCCATGTATTTTTTTGTTTTTTATCTGAGTTTCTTAATTGAAATAAACATCTACCGGTATCTCTTGCTAAGAATAAAACACCTGCGGCACTTATACCTTTGTGTTTTTTTAAGTTAGTCATTGGATTTAATTTATCAATGATACTTAAATGTTTATTCTCCAAAATCCTGGGTTGTATACCCCTTCGTAACTGCTTGTCCATTGTTGGTCTGACCATTTGTATTGTTTGTTTGTGTAACTATTTAAGACATATTGTACAGTACCATCGGAAGTACTGGCATCAAAAACTATATTCCATTTGCTACCATTGTGCTCTATAATGTCATTGGCACTTGCTGAGATACCCCAATTATCACCTTGAATTTCTGTAGTAAGTAAATATCTCTGTCCGTTAGTTGAAGCATCTAATGTGCCATCACCTGGATAATTTACACTAGCATCTACTATTCTTGTAATATTACTAAGTGTATTGCTTGGCAATGTATCAGTATCTAAAGTAAAAATAAGTTTACCTGGGTCTGTATCATTTCTTGCAATAATACCAGTAACTAAATTATCTGAAGAATCTACGTCATTAGATAAATTTAATTGTAGTGTGCTACCAACTGTTAAAGGTATGTCATCTATTTGTTGAGTACCTGCTGTTCCCGAGGAACCTTGAGGTGAAATAACTTCTAATAAGTCATTCCAATTTGCTTTTACTGTAACATCTTTATACAATGTTGCTACTGTGCCTACAACTTCTACATTGTAGTTATTAGGTGATACAGTATGTAATTCAAATTCCTCATCTATGCTTCTAAAGAAATCATATACATCAGCATCATACCCCATGTCATTTAAATTATCAATGTTGAATACGTTAGTAACGATTGTATTGATAATTTTTTGTCTTTTAACTTTTGCTGGAGGACTAATCCATATTGGTAAAGTAAATGTAAGTGTTGCAACATCAATTGTTTCGTCGACACCTGCAGGAATACTTCTATTACTCCATTGTAAATCTGTAAGTTCTACTTCAAATAAACTAGTCCAGTCTATTGGATTTGATGTATGTTGTAGTACAACAGAAGGATTAAATAAAATAAGAATTTGTTCAAGTACTTGCATTTTTTGATCTGTATTACTAGTCCATATATCAACATTCATAGTTAAGTTATATGGTACTGGCATATATCTATCAGTGCTATATAAATTTCCTTGTCCTGATTGGTATTCTCCTGCTGTAGAATCATAATTTCTTTCTGCTACTTGTAGTTTGTCAACTAACATTGGATCTTGTGTTCTATCTCTTGCTATTAGTAAACTTTGAATATTACATGCCATAAATGGTGTACTGTTTACCATGTTCTCACTACCTTTCTTTAGTATGTGAGCAACCATTCTACTCATGTCTGCATATCTAACTGGTATTCTATTATAGTAAGTAGCACCGTTTCTTTTACCTTCGCTGACTTTCATGCCAGAGAATATTCTCATGAACTGAGCCAAGTATCTTCTTAATTGTGCATCATACCAGTAATCCATATTTAATCTGCCTTCGGTTTAACTGCTTTACTGAGATTTGTTTTTTCAACACCAGTAGTACCGTCTGTGTTTGTTCTAGTAGCATCATTATTGATAAATGATGTAAGTAGTTTATTAGCCGCCGACCAAGCCTTCTTATTGTCGTCTGTAATTTTCATCCAAGTACTTCCTGATTTTTTAAATAATCTGTGTGGACTAAAGTCCGTTCTTAAGAAATAATCATTGTTGTTTGCATCAACTGGAAACGAACTACCGCTACCCACAATGCTTACACCATTTGGAGGAGTACCATCTCCTGGGAAATATACTCCAGGCTTATTGTCTGGATCTTCTGGATCACTGTAAAGATGACCACCATCAAAGTACCCAGGTGCGTAAGGCATATCCTCATTTGCAATTTCAACTACTTTATCTGATATTGCTAATTCAGTACTATATGTACTTAATATATTTCTTAAATCGTCTGATTGATCACCTGTACCAAGTATATCTCTGTATTCTGGACTATCAGTAATGTTAGTTAGTTTAACTTTCCACAAGTGAGGCCACCATCTTGGGTCATAACCTTCTGCTGGTCTGCCGGAATCACTTACTACAAAGAATCTATTTACTGCATCACCACCACCTAATAATAAATCATCTCTTAGATGTGGTAATTCGATAACATCACCTGCCATCAAACGTCTGCCAAGTAAACTTGCACATGTATTCATGTGGAAAGTCATTGATAGTGAATCGTTGTTCACAAACAAACCAAATTGTGTTAAGTCAAAGTCAGGATCATTTACAGTATATGAACCTCTCAATTCATAAATGTTTTCATCATATTTTCTATCTCTGTTCTCTAAAAATAGAACATCTTGAATATATAATTCATCACTGCCGACACTAGCACTAGTGTCATCTTGGTAAGTGCCTATGTATTTGTGTACATATACACCAGTACCACCAGCATTTACATGCTCTGCAACAATACTGTCAATGAAGTCATAATCATTGGTTTTGTTTTTGTTCCATAAACTTAATCTTGGCATAATGTACTATTTATCACTTATTGAAAAGACTTGACAAGTTACTCGATAACTAGTATAATGATATCATAGGAAAGGTGGCTGAGAGGCTTAAAGCACTTCCCTGCTAAGGAAGAGTACGGGTAACTGTACCGAGGGTTCGAATCCCTCCCTTTCCGCCAAATGAGTCAACAGCACTTGGACTCTCAAAATAGTGCATTAGAGTAGATAACCGGTCCGGTAGTTAAACGGTTATAATTCCGCCCTGTCACGGCGGCGTTCGGGGTTCGATTCCCCGTCGGACCGCCATTTTAGGCGATTAGCTCAGTTGGCTAGAGCACCTCGTTTACACCGAGGGGGTCGGCGGTTCGAATCCGTCATCGCCTACCAGAGTTTAATTATGCATTTACCATACGCAAAATTTCGTTTACCAACCGGAGGAGCCGGTCTTCCTGCCACCATGCATAAAAATAGAATAGCAAGAACTGTTAAGGAATGGGCAGAACCCAAGGATATTAAAGTAGAATTTGAGACAGAAGGTTACACTTTAAATGTTAGATTTGAATCAAAAGAAGATTTAATGATGTTCAAACTATCCTACAACACCGAATCGGCACCATTTTGCTCATATGAAATATTTTACTACTAATAAATATACTATGATTGCGAGTGTAGTATAACGGCTATTATGAGTCCTTGCCAAGGATTAGATGAGAGTTCGATTCTCTCCACCCGCTCCAAAACGATACAAAGTATCAGGAAACGAGTAAAATGGTAAAAACAATAACCAAAAAAGCAGTAGCAAAAAAAGTTACAAAAAAAGCACCAGCAAATAAATTCTGGTTCGAAGATGTTGGCGACAACGTAATGAGAAACGCACAAGAAATTAGTGCAAACATTCAAAAGAATGCACAAGAAATTAGTGCAAACATTCGAAAGAATTCAGAAGAAATTGGCAACAATGTAAGAGCAAACTCAGAAAGAGTTGGTGACAACATGAAAGCATACCTAAATAGAAATTTAAGTAAGTAGTAACAACAGGTAGGGGCGGTAGCTCAGTTGGGAGAGCGACTGGTTTGCAACCAGTAGGTCGGAGGTTCGATCCCTCTTCGCTCCACCATTTTCCTAATAATAATAAGGATAGGTAATGGTATTAAGCAATTTAATAAAAGATTCCTACATAGATTTGCCTAATATTTCTTTACCACTAACACATAAAGATATATTTACAGATCAAGACTATGAAGTTATATCTACTATAGATATACCTGCAACCGGCTTGATGACAAAAAATATTGCATGGGCACCACCGGCACACACAGAAAGAAACCAAGAAAAGACATATAGAGATGTTTCCTTGATGGGTTTTATTACAGATAAGTCAATTCAACGTGAACTACAACAGCATTTTGATGATACATATCATAAAGATATTTTAGATAGTCCAATTCCAGTTGCATTAGGAAAAAGAATTATAGCAATAAGTCTTATAACTTTCTCAGGCAATACACCTTGGCACCGTGAAGGATTCTGTGATAAACGTTTTTCAAGAGAAGATGAACAAACATGGCACACTAATATGCCACGTACAAGACATAATTTTGCAATAAATTATCCTTTGTATACAAAAAATGCAGGTGATACCAAAGTAGAGTTTGCAAAAATGTCAGACAACATTATACAAATAGAAAAAGAATTGACACAAAACATGCTTAACAATAAAAGCACCCATGAAGAAAAAGATGGCGTAAAGATTTCAGTAGCATTAGATCAAATTTCAGATGAACAAAAATGGAAAAATGATATAAATATTGTGGGTACAAAATATAAATATGATAATCCTTATATAATAAATTTATCATCTTATCATAAAGTTACTACTACAGGTGCTACAAGATTAAGTTTACGATATATGGCTAGTCCAACTTACAGATGGAAAGATATAGAAAAATTATATAATGCAGGAGAACTAATTAAGAATGCTTAAAGAAACAGTAACTTGGGTCCATCACTGGACTGATAAAACATTTAGTTTTAAAACAACAAGAAGTAAAACATTTAGATTCATCAATGGTGAGTTTGCTATGATAGGTCTAACAATTGATGATAAACCTTTAGTTAGAGCATATAGTATTGCTAGTGCAAATTACGATGACCACTTAGAGTTTTTAAGTATCAAAGTGCCAGACGGCCCCCTTACAAGCCGTCTACAGCATTTAAAAGTTGGAGATGAAGTTTTAGTAATGCCTAAATGTACAGGCACATTGACAATTGATAATTTAACTCCAGCAGATAATTTATATTTGTTAGCAACTGGAACAGGACTTGCTCCATTTATGAGTATTATCAGAGATCCAGCAACATATGAAAAATTTAAAAATGTCATACTGTGTCATACCACAAGAACACATGAAGAACATGCATACAGTAATGTAATAACAGAAATTGCATCACACTTTCCTTTAAAATATTATGACACTTGCACACAAGAAGAATATAAAAGAGAAGGCAGGATATGGGAACATATTTATAATATCACTGATAACGGTTTTAATAAAAACACAGATAGAATTATGGTATGTGGAGGGCCAGACATGAACTACCAAGCAAGAGAATTTTTTGAAGAAATAGGATTTGTAGAAGGCAACCTTGGAGAAGCCGGAGACTTTGTATTAGAAAGAGCATTTGTTGACTGATAAATATTACAATGCAAAGCAGAGAAAATCATAATACCTTTGATCATTCTTTATATCAAGAACACCACCACCAAAAAGATTTAATAAATCCTTTTAAAAATTTTCCTATACAGCACACTCCTGTAAATTTTTTATTGTTTACTGATTCTCCTCAATGGGGGAATACTTATAATTCTATGCTTAAAAGAGATACATGGAAGACCGGTGATTTAGATCATGTACAATACTCATCAAGTAGGTACATGGGCTCATACAAGGTAGCACATGAGGCTAGACAGCATGGATTTAGTGTACAAGTAGTAGACTTTCACAGTTTTTTAGATAGAAAAACACTAAAACAGATAATAAAAAAATTTGTTGGTGATGAGACATTACTAATTGGTGTTAGTAACACGTTCAGAAATTTCCCTCAATTAAATTATAAATCGTCTATTTGTAATTTTGATCCATATGAGGATTATACACAAGAAGAATTAAACGAATGGCATCAGTTACAAAATCATAATAGATTTTTTTCTCTAGGCGGCCCAACAGATAGAGATATCAAACAATTAGTACAAAAAATAAATCCTAAGACTAAATTTATAATGGGTGGTGCTAATACAAGTCCTAATCAGGAAACAGCAAAAGGCGAAGAACTTATAGATTATATAAATTTAGGGTTTGGTGATGTAACTGTTCCTGAATTATTACAACAATTAAAAAAAGATAGTGTAGATTCTACACACTATCCTACTAATAAAGATAAAATTTTTACACTAATGGATGCAAAAAGTCGCTTAGATATAGAAAACTCCACAATGACATGGCAACCAGAAGATCATGTAATTGATGGAGAGTTATTACCATTAGAAGTTGCACGTGGTTGTATATTTAAATGTAGATTTTGTAGTTTTGCACTTAACGGTAAGCAAAAAAACGAGTCATTGCGTAGTATACATTGCATAGAAAAAGAACTTATAGACAATTATGAAAAATATGGTGTAACTGATTATTGGTTGACAGATGATACATTTAACGATGACCATGATAAAGTTATTGCATGGTATGAAATGAGTCAACGACTACCTTTTAAATTAAAATGGAGTGCATTTATTAGATGGGATTTGGTTTATGCTAATAGAAAACATGATATACCACAAGCCAAACTTTTAGCAGACAGTGGTGCTACATTATTACATATAGGTATAGAATCAACTAACCCTGATAGTGCAAAAGATGTTGGTAAGGGGTGGGATCCAATGCAACAATTTGAGTTTTTGAGGGAAATGAAACAAACTTTAATGAAAGATGTGCATTTTTTAAGTGGATTCATTGCAGGTTTACCGAGCGATACACCTAAGACATTAAAAGATATGTCAAACTACTTATCTTCGAAGCAAGATGTTCTTGTAACTGCCTTGATGAGTCCTTTATTCATTAGAAAAATTGGAGATAATACAGACCACTTTACAGAATTAAGCGAAAGTGATTTTAGTAAGAATTGGAAAGAGTGGGGGTACGAACCAACTACTGTAGATATGAGAGGACAACCTATTCCAGAAGAGTTTATTAAAATGACTGAAAATATTATTCTTTGGAAAAACAAATCTGGTTTAACAATGTATGATGCTTGGAAGTATGTACAGAGATATGAATCAAGAATGGTGAGTTTAGGAAAACAAAAAGTTGGTGCTTTGTTTTATGCACACGGTTTGCCATATAAAGACCCTAGATTACATGCAAAGCAAACAGATTATAACATAACAAATCAAAACATCTGGAATTTTAAAGAGTATGCAAAAATAAATCAGTATTTTTACAAACTCTTTACCTTTAATCAACCACACTACAAGTAAATTAAGTTAAATATCAGCATGGAACTACCACACCAAGAACCAATTAAACTGTTGGGCGAAGTAAAATACTTTGATTCAGATACTATCGAGTCAGAGTATGTTATTCCTGAAGACCATCCAGTACTAGAAGGCCACTTCCCTCACATTAAAATATGGCCAGGAGTATATCTCATTGAAGGCATGAACCAATGTGCTGGCCAACATGCTCTTAAAATGGCCATGAAAGATGTAGGCAAGGTAAATCACGAAGATTATGTTACCTTTGTTACCACAGTTGATAAATGTAAATTCAGAACACCTGTATTCCCAGGTGACACAATTAAATATAGTGCAAAATTGCTTAAAAAGAAAGCAAATCATGTCATATACGAATGTACTGTAACAAAAAACACAATAAAATGTGCATCAGCCACCATAGGCCTTACCGCAAAGCAACTTTAAACCCAAAAACCACCATTTGATGTTCAAAATTAGCCGTTGACATTAGATTTTTTATATGTTACTATAACTACAAATTATCACGGAGACAAAAATGAGCATGGAATGGATAGCAGTTTTTTTAATATTTGTTGTGATCAATACAATATGGTCTTACAAAGCAGGACGTAAAGAAGGTCAGTTCTTAGGAATGGTAGATTTAGCCATTTTTTTACAGGACAAGTCTTTACTAAAAGATAAAAACAACATTATAGGATATGATTCTCTACCGAATATGGTAAAGATGCTATTGGAAAAACCAAGGCAAACTAAAGAAGAAGCACAGTAAATGGCTAAAAGGAAACGTAGCAAGAATATATATTTGATGCCAGAGCCTCAATGGCTAGACATCAACCTCCTCAAAACCGACGAAGAGAAGTTAAAGCTCTACAGAAACTTTGAATATTTTGTGCATTACGAGATTCCTGATAAAAAAGCAGATGCTACTGTTCACACTTGGCTTGAAAAAGA